CAATTACGACAACGCCCTGGATGCCGCCTTGCGGTCTGCAATGGCTGATTTCCGCGTTGTATGGTTCGAACGCATGATGACATGGCACGGCAAGCACTTCGACATCATCCAGGAAAGAACCCCGGTGATGAAAGACCGCCGCGCCCGCGCAATCAACGCAAAGCAATACTTCAATTGTTACGGAACATATTCCAAGCATCGCCGGACATGTGGCGTTATTGACGCAATCATCGGACGTTGCAACGAAGTCATTTATGATGCCGCCAACAATTATCCGACCCGCGATTCATACCTTGCAGACATGAAAGAAGAACTTGAACGTTCCTGGGAACGCGGCATCGTCAATCTGACAAAGAAGTGCCAGGTGTACGGCGTTGACCAAAGCAAGGTTTCCACTTGCGCCCCGAACATGACATCAAAGGGATTCGAAGTCATCATCCAAGATGGAAAGCCCCGTGTCATTCACGCCCGCATCATTTGGGCGGCGGAATACTCCGACATCGTTGAACCACATATTCGTTATATTGTGACCGAAAGAACGGTCAAATGACCCCAAAAAGCACCCGGAAATGTTAAAAATCACCTATCAAGTGAAAATTTCCGGGTGTTTTGCTTGTTTTATTAAATATAATGTGTAACTTTGTAGCACAATAACACATATTTCTAACGTTCTAAATATAAAAGTTATGACAACAAAGAAGTATTTCAAGACCCTCCAGGAAGCAAACAAGGTTTGCAAGGAAAGGCAACAGACCAACCCCGCAATCAAGGTTTGGAAGATGCCGAAAGGCACAAGACATCACGGCGAATTTGCCGTTTGTGACGAAATGACATTCTTGAACACTTACTAAAACATTACGACCATGACAACAACAGAATTGAAGAAAATCATCAAGAACCTGGTTGAATCCAGGTACATGAACAAGACCGTGAAGTTCGATGACGATTGGAAGTTCCGCGTCAAGGGTTACAAAGTCCGCGAACGCAAGTCGGTCATTCCCCGTTATGAATTTGAAGATTACGGGGTCGATGAAGATACGCAAGTGTTCATCATCGTTGAATTTTGGGACGCAAAGGATGAATCGGATGCAACCGATGCCGCTTGTGTGTTCTTCACTCTCAATTCAAAGGGACAAGTCGGAACGGCGGACGTTCCTTTTGACTTCGAAGTCCAGGGCGCAAATGCCGACCTTGCCTTGAAGATGTGTGACGAAATGTTCAACCACGACAAAAGACAAAAGTAATATGAACAAGCAAGAAAAGAAAATCGCAATCGTCAACAATCTGTTGGACATTGCCAATAATAGTGAGAAAGACCACAAGCACAACTTTTCGGACGTGACTTTCTTTTGTCAAGGCATCGGCGACCTGGTTGATGGTGCAAACGCCGTGTTGGTCAAAAAACTTTGGTCGTACAACCACATTCAAGATTCATCCCGGTACACCTACAAGTTGCACTTTGTCCATATCTCGGAAAAGTCGTACATCGAAACACCCGTGACAACCTGGGACAAGATGGATGAAATCACCCGGAATCAAGTTGCAAGTTATCTTCGCACGGTTCACGACAACGGGACGGTAAAGGTTGGTTCGGCATATTATTTCGCACTCAAATAAATAACCAGGGCGGGGATGCAACACCCGCCCACAAATTCGCAACAATGACAAACAACAAAGGATTCAAGTTCAAGCCGACTTTTTCTTCAATCATAGACTTCTTTGAAGTTCGCGGTTTTGACGAAAAAAGAAACATGGTCTTGACAATCGTTCATCCCCAAAGCGGATGTGAATTTGATGACGAAATCGAAAAACAATATTATGATGCCGCGTTTGAAGTCGGCGAATATGTACCGTGTAATTTAGACGAATAAAACAGAATAACAATGATTGAATCAAGTATCAACACATTCGAAGTTCAAAAGGGAAAGTTCTTGAACGCCGCCCGGAAAACTCTTTTCGACATTCAAAAGAACGGAATGCGCCTTGACAATGACGGCATTGTCGCCCTTTTAGAAAGCGCGTTTTCTTCCGGATGGACATCTGCCAAGCAAGACACCCAAAACGCCGTCATCGGGGCTTTATCCGGTCAAATCCGGGTTGATTTGGCAAAGGATGTTGCAATTCCTGGTGTAAATTCACCAAAGGTTGACATCACGGACGTTCCAAGGGAAAGAAAGGACATTGATTTTACACCATTTTAAACAGATACAACAATGAACGAACAAGAATTGAAAGACCTTGCGGCAAAGTACAATCTTGATGCCGCTTTCGTGTCCCAACTGCATGACAAGTTGGTTGACAAGTCAACAATCGAAAAGGCGTTGCGCATGTTCATCGCCGGAACGTTGAAGTATGACGTTGCAACCGGAAACGACCCGGTTGACATCGCCGCAATCCGGCATGAAGTCGCCGGGAACTTCCAGGATTTGAGGAAACGCACGGCGGAATTTGTCGAAAAGCAAAAGGCAATTCACGACTATTATGCCGAATGCCTTGCACTTTCCCGCAAGGTGAACGGAAAGATTGTCGATTCCGTGTTCCTGGACGGCGGAAAGATTGTCGCCTTTGCTCATTACGAACCCAAACAAGGCGGAATCTACATGGCGGACAATGAAGTGATGCCGAACTTCAATTGGAAGCCCCGTGAAGCCTTGAAGCGATTCCGCAACATCGACAAGGCGTTCTTCAAGGCAATCAAGCAACATGCAACGGAAGAACCACGTTCGATGTTCATCTTTGACGAACGAACAATCAGAAAGGACAAGTCATGAACGGAACAACTATCTATCATGTACAATTCCGGGATGCCGGGGAAAGTCATCATTATTTCGGGTCAATATCCGCGATTTATGACACATTCACGCCGGAACAATTGGGTGTTGCGAAATCAACCCTTTGGGGTCGCAAGATAACGCCCGGACACCCATACAAGAACAAGACGGTCATCATCCGAAAGGGTGTCATGTACCGGAAACCAGGGAATCGGACAAAATGATTGATTTGTTTTCGCCCGTCTGTTGTTGGTCATGCGTTCATTGCATCCTGGACATCGGGGAACACTCCGACAAAAGGCAATATCGTTGCACCTACAAGAACCAAGACATCAATCACAATCCGCATCTTCCAACGGAATGCGACAATTGGAATAAATAAACAGACATGGAAAAGTACAAATTCATCAAGAACAATGAAAACGATGTCATTTGGTGGGTTGACAATGGGAACGAAACGAAAGGCGAATGGCTTTTCACGTTCGACAAGACGAACATCTTCAACATGTTCCAGGATTACCCACACAAGTTGACAAAGAAGCAACGCGAAATCTTTGACAAGGAAAACCCGTATTGGGCGGACTTTTTCAAAGATAGGAAATGAACGGACGCAACGGGTTTATTTGATATTTCCCGTTGCGCCTTTTTTCTGTTCTGATTGCTTCGTGTTGATATATCCAAGCATCCTTTGGAATCCTGGGTTCTTTTTCAACAACTCAATATCAATGATGCAATCGGCGGGTTCAAGTTTTACTCCATACGATGAATGCGACCTTTGACCGCCAAAACGATACCTTAATTCGCGTTGTGTAAGCGGTTTCCATCCGTTTTGATACCTGGATTGCAGTTCAAGAAATTCGAATCCGGTTGCAGTTTTGCGCACAACGGCGGCATGTCTGCCACATGTGAAATAATATTCTTTGCCATCGACAACGTTCTTCAACAACTCATTTGCCTTTGTGAAGTCGTTTGTGTGTCGAACAACGATGCCGCCGGACTTCTCGACAACTTCAATGATGTTTGATGTTCTGCTGAACGTGTCACAACTTGAACCGCCGCGAAAATCCAACACGTCAAACCCGGCTTTGTTGCCCGCGTATGCAAACGCCAGGGATGAACAAGAACCCTTTGTCATATCACCGCCGCAAAGACGTTCGATGATTTGTTCTTCCGTTGGTATCTTGTCAAACGTCTTGACTTCATTGTGAATCACGCCGTTCTTTTCAACACGAACAAGGAAATTGTCGATTGGTGACGGGTTTTTCGCGCCCATCTTTGCCAACGCCTTGACGTTTTGACACTCCTTGACAATCTCATTGGTGATTCGTAACGCGTTCCGGACTTCCGTTCGTTGCTCGTTCACCAGGGCTTGCAGTTTCGACACATCAACGTCCTTGCCATATTGTGCAATTGTGTTGTTTGCCATCGTGATTGCGTCCGCATAGTCGCTTTTTGACAAAGCAATCTTCGCCCGGATGGATGCAACGTCCATCGACCCGCCTTTCATTGAATTGGTGATTGAAATATAATTGGGGTATTTCTCGGATGCTGCATCGCGCATTTCTTGAAGAACAAGGTCAAGACTTGGTTTCAACGAACCAATCCATCCAACCGCTTCTTGAACCACGTTCCGGAACTCTGCAACGCCTTGTTCGGCTTGTTTCTTGACTTCCGCAATCTTTGCCATCAATGTTGATTCAACACGCTTGCGTTCTGCAATGATTTCGTTCTTGCGCCAATACTCGTTTTTGTCATCGGCTTGTTTCCACATCCTTTCCCAAGACGAATAATCAACGCCGTACAAATTACAAGCCCGTTCCAGGTCATAGAAGTCCATTTCATCAGAAATGAAGTTGTACCATTCCGTTTGTTGCTTGTCTGAAAGCGTTTCGAACGGAACGTGATATTCGATTTTCCCGGCTTCGTCAACCGTTGGCAACTTTATCTTCAAACCCTGGGACAAATCACCGTTCTTGAAGTTGTCCCGGATGAAATAGGGCGTTGAACCCCAATTCCCTTGCGCTTCGATATGGTCTTGAACCCATTCTTTGAAGCCGTCCGGAACGTCATTCACCTGGTTCTTGGCGGTTTGTTTCTGATATTCCTTGCCGTGCAATGCCGCTTTAAGGTCTGCAAGTTCGTTTTGGTCGAACGTTTCTTCATCCATCAAGATAGGAACACAAACACACATACATTGGGGATGCCAACCCGTGAACTTGAACGTCTTTGGGTAACGACCGACCAGGCGTTCACACAAGTCACACTTGCACTTTGGTTCATGATTTGAACGGCGGATTTCGAATCCGACAACAAAGTCCAGGGTTTGCCATCGCGCCCAATCGCTTTCACGGTATGCCATATTGATTTCCGTTCTTGCCAGGCGTTGCGCGTTCTTCACGCTTGAACGATAAACGCCTTGTCCTGGATGGAACGCTTGCGCCGCCTTTGATAGTTGCAGATTTCCGCGTTTGTCACGGACACGGCGGAAAAGGCGGTTCGGGTCTTTCAAGTTCTGTTTGACATCACGCGCCAATTGTTGCGCGCTTCGACCCTCACCAAGACCAACGTCAAGGGCGGATTCCATTTGGATTTTGTATTGTCCAACCGTCCGCCAAACGCGTTGTGAAAGGTTCATCCCGTCAACCTTGCGCCCCTGGAACGTTGAAAGGGCATCAAGATTGCGGTCTTGCATCTTGCGCAATTGGGATTTCGGCAACTTTGACGTGTCAAAGATGGAATTGATGAAGCCGTCATTCTTCTTGCAAGCAAACAACCATTGATTGCGTGAACCTTGTTCGATGACCGCTTGCACCTTGGCGGCAAGTTGCTTTCCTACCTTTTGAACAAGCCCGTTCAATGCCGGGTAATCAGCAAAGGTGAACGGAACGTCCGGATTGTACGTCCCTTTCGCCGCCGCATTGGTCACTTCGACCGTTGCACGGTTGAATAGTTCATCGACCAGGGCGGCATATTGTTCGGTTGTCTGATAATGCGCCGTGTCGAAACCCTGGATTGAAAATCTTGTTGTCTTGTATCTCTTTGCCATCGTCAACGCTTTTTGGATTCGAAATAACTACACTTGCCGGGGTTCGTCATGCTTTCCCCCGGACTGATTCGCGCACAAACGGCGCAATACCATTCGCCGCAAGCAAGATTCCAATTCCTACATTCGCGGCATTTGCTTGTCATTGGCTTCATCTTATCTGTCTTTTGGTTCAAAAAATCTGCATTCCCTGGTATGTTGCATCGTTGGCGGTGTCCATACGGCGGAACAATGCCAACACGCGCCGGAAATATGGTAATTGTTGCACTTCATACATTCATCATTTGGGTTCATCATCGGGGTTTCCTCTCTCAAAGTGTTCGCATGTGTCGTGACGCAAGAAACGCGCCCACTTGTGGAACGGACACCAACACATGAAAAATTCGCCGTTGACATCTTTTTCAATCCGGTTGCCGGAATGCTTGCAATCCTTGCACAAACCCGTTTCTTTGCCCGTTGTAGGCGTTTTCACGCGGCGGGGTGATACTTTCCTTGTCGCCATCATTCAAAGCCCTTGGCGGTCACGAATTGCCCTTTCTGTAACCTGGTGAATGTTTCCTTGGTGACATGGCAAGGTGTCACGCGGCAAGAATCGGCGACAAACACAACCCATTGTTCCCGGATGTGCTGCACCTGGTTCATGTGCAACACGGGGTTGTAATGGATGGTGTTGTGTTCCGGGACATACTTCTTTCCGACAACATATCCCGAAACGGGACGTTGCCCGCATGAAGCAAGCAACAATCCCATTAGGATAATGATTGAAATATATCGTTTCATCTTGTGTGGCATCATTTATTCTTCGTCATCGTCATCATCGCCCTTTCCGGACTTGCCGCCCTGGATTGGGTCGGTCACGGGTTCGCCGATGATGAATGAATTGTCCAACGATGATTGTTCTTTCAACTTCTCCATCGTCTTTGCCGTGTTCTTACTGATTCCCGCGCCCTCGATTGATTCTTCCTGGGAAATGACGGGTTTGTTGCCGTTGGCGGTCAACCAATAGTTCAATTCGTCAATCTCGCTTGTAAGCATGTACGGGGTGACTTCCGGTTCAATGTCCAGGTCATCGGCATCGGCTTCAAGTTTTTGGTTGAACATGGCAATGTAAGCCTTGACGATGTTCGTTCGGCGTTGCAGATATTCATCGAAGATTTCCATCTTGTCTTGCACTTTCAGATGTGCATCCATGAACAACAACTTCAAGGCAAGACCGGAAATCGCGCCAAGACCCTTGACGGCATCGAACGAAATGTCCGGTGTCTGTGTGATGGTATAAATCAGTTTCAAAAGGGTTTCGATTTCCAACTTCACGGATTCCGGGGCTTGTTGCCAAGACACATATTGCATCGTTGCGCCCTCCTCGCCCTCGATAACCGCGCCGGATTCGCCTTTCTTCGCCCAACCCTTGATGTCGCCCGTTGTGAAGATTTTCGGGCTTGCATGATAATCGTTGGTGTCTGCAAAGTTGGAAAGCAACTTTTCAAGACGGTCAATCAGTTTGTCAACGTCCGCCGTTTCGATTTCCGGCTGACAACCGAACACAACGGGAATCTTGTTGATTGCAACCTTTTTGGGATAGCCGTCAACGACATTGTAACCGTTTTCGCCGTTCACCCAAAGCCAATGTTCTTCGTCTGTCCAGGTTTCAAAGTAGTCGGATTTCACCTTGTTCCCATCTTCCAGGGAAAAAGAACGGGAAAATGCAATCATGTCGCCCGTTTCATCGAAATACGGGTACAATGTATCGCCATTCTTGGGTGAAAGGACGGTGCAACGCAACTTGAACTTGGTCGGAAATCCGAATTTGGTGTGTGCATTGGGCTTTTCGTATGCCGACCAAAGTTCGGCGCATTCCTTGTAACTGAAAATCGAACGCGCAACTTTGCGGTTCACGGACTTTTCCTTGGCATCGCGCATGATGCGGTCGAATGCTTTCTTGACAAGTTCCTGGTTCTCGTTGTCCGGGCTTGCAGAATATGCAACCGGATTGCCAAAGATGAACGACACGGCGCGTTTGATGATAAGTTTTTGCAATGCAACGGCAACGCGGGCAACCTTTTCGGTTCGATATGTTCCGTTGTCCTCTCCCGTGTCGATGATTTTCTTTGCCGAATCCGAATCTTGCACGTCATCATCCTTGTCAATCTTCACTTTCTTGTCCGGGCGCAAGATTGGGTTGTTGATGTCATGCAACTTGGGGTCAAGTGCCTTGTTTGCGGCTTCGACATCCGGCAATTCAATGTAACGATGTGACTTCAACTTGGGGATGAAGTCGTTTTGATTGGCGGCGGATTCCTGGTTCGCGCCGTCCACTTGTGGGAATAAATCTTTCAGTTTCATTTTTCTTTGGATTTTTATTGTTCATTTATCTGTTTACCTACCGAACAACCCGGCGACATCCGCCGAACCATTCTTCTTTCGTTTCTCAACCGTTCCGGTCAATGCGTCCGGTGCATCATCATGTTCGTTGTTGCCAACTTTCATGTACGATGTTATTGCCTGGTAGAATGCCGGGAACAAGATGTTCCATCCCTGGGGCATGAAGCAAATGTTCTGAACGTCCGCCGAATTTTGGAAGATGCGTTGTTGCTTGTTGTCCTTTTGATGGAATGCCGTGAACTTGGTCTTGTAGTTGCCAAGGATGCGGCATTCTTTTTCAACCGCGTTCTTGAACAAACGACCGCCGTTGTTGGCTTCGATGATACAT